GTAGCAGTACCACCAGCTTTACCTGTATAAGCTGTTCCACGAGCGGCTGCTATGATTACGTCATCCATAGCACGACCAAACGCATTTACAGCATTTATAGCATACGGGCTTGTAGGATCAATTAAAGTACGGACTAAATCCTCTTTATCGACAAAATCTGCCCACACATAATCCGCAATAGAAACTCTACGCCTTGCGTGTGGAGTGTCGGTTTGAGGTGTGTCCATGTGACGAGTCGTCTTAAGCTGTGCCGTTGTTGCGGCGATCTGATCAAAATAAGCATTTTCACCGACAACAGTTTCATTACGAACGGCGTTACGAAGGCGAGAACCTTTCTGCTGGCTAAGCAAATCAACATTAGCTTTATATTGCTCGACCATTGCAGTGGTTATTTCTTGACTCATAATTGGCCCTCCTGTTAATAGTTAGAAAACTTACCTTTACCGAAGGGTAGTCTCCTAATTTTAGTCAGCAAGCTGACTAACAGGAGGCCCAATTAATACATTTTGCAGGGGCTTGGGCCTAATCTGCGGATTGCCACTGGTGGCAATCTAAAAAGTTGCTACACCTGTAACAGTTTCCGGAACAGGTTTCGTACCATGTAACTGTTGATTTAGAGTAGCAACTTTTTGAACTACACTTTTATGTTCGGGATGCGTACCATCAAAATACGCTTTATGCGCCATAAGACTCGAAATTTCTTCCTGTACTGATGATTTAGATTTAATAAGTGCGCCAGTAGATTTATCTAATCCTAAATCCTCAGCCATCATATCTCCAACTTTAAACATAGCACGAATAAAAGCCGGACTTTTATTTATACCTGAGGTATTTACTAACTCCATAAATTCAGAACCGCCGATCTCTTGCATGGCTCGCTGCATTAAAACTTTTTTACCATCATACGCAGCACCATATTCAGTTCGTAACTGAATTTCGGTATTGATACCTTTTTGTTCTGCGAATTTCATGGTTTCATTGTAGTTGTCGGATATTTGTTTTGTAAAGTCAGCATATAAAGTTGTTGCCTGTGTATCACTTAAACCCAGTTTATGTGCAATTTCTCTAAACCAGGAAGTATCTTTATCCAAAGATTTCTGAACTACCGGATTAATATCTGTTGCTGACTGGAGTACATACAACTCGTCAGTTTCTGGTCTGCCAAGTTTATTATACAATTCCATCCGTTCTTCATCGGTAACAGGCATCTTTATAACATCTGCACCCACTAATTTTTTAGTATGTACAAATGATTTGGCTACGTTTACAGGCATTGGAATCATTTCTGATTCGTCTTTAAAATCGGCTAATGATGGTTCCGCTTTCAGTTCCTCCGGCAATTTCGAGCGCCAAGTTTCTGGTGGTGTAGCCGGTGGTATTTCCGGAGGTGTTCCCGGAGGGGGTATTTTTGACATCCTAATCCTCCTTCGCCAGATCAACAATATCCTCTGGCTTTAGTTTTAATATAGTTAATATCCGTAATACTACGTTACGTTCTGCTGCCATTCTTGCAAGTTCAATAGGATCTGAATCAAATCCTGCATCAAACACATGATGTGCTGCACACATATCTTTAAGTACTTCTTTTGAATATAAACCATTAATACTAAACACTTCTTGATATGCTCGGTATCTTTTTTTATTAAATAGGTCTTGTATTTTATCTCGGATTGCCACTGGTGGCGATCTCCTTATTTTTTATATCTTTACGTTTACGAAATTTTTCTAATTTTTCAAAAAACTCACTATCTGTAAACCTCTCATATACAGGAACATCAAATATATCTAAAAAATCTTTAACTCCTTCACCCTGATCATCCTCAACTACTGGAATAATTTGTCCATCCGAGTTCATTATAGTCTCCTTATAGTTGAACTAACTAAATATATTATGTTACTATTCGTACGCTGTATAAGCATACCTTTTCGTATTTCAAGTTTAGGTAAATTACTCACTGGTATTTCTCTAATAAATTCTGATTTAAGTCTTCGTTTTATACCTGAAACAGACAAGACTATCATATGTTTTAAGTGTGGTCTTTGTTTTTTCATTGTAATGTACCAAAAGCCCCTTCAGGCATCATGCCAGCATCTTTTGCTGTGGCTGCTGCTCGTGCCATAGCATCTGTACCTTGTCCAGAAGCTCTAAGATTCTCGGCTTCTTCTTTTTTCTTCTGTGCTTCTGCTCTCATTCGTCTTGTTCTTTCAACATCACTCTTACTGTTAAGAAATTTCTGACTAATACTAAACATATCAAATACGCCACGAGACATCTCATCAGTGTTAAATACGTCCAATATTTCAGGATTCATTTTAATTAGCGGTTCAAGAACATTAAAAGCTCTCATAAGACCATTAGCTTCTACCTGTTCCTGCGCTCTTGCAATAGGTGATGTATATACAATTTTAATAGGCTGCTGTGTTAGTATTTCAGGCATAGGTGGAAACTTACCAGCTCTCTCAAGCAGTCCATAAACTCGTCTTATAAGTGGCCCAAGAAACTCTGTTTGAATACGACCTAACAACGGCCCCATCAATCGTAATTTTTCTTCGGTTCGTTGCATAACTTCAGTGGCAGTCATTTGTGGGCCGGTATGTAATTGTAATTGGTCTACGTAAAAAGCTTCACGAATACGTTGATGTAATGACTCTAAATATTCTAATCCTATTCCAGGATTTCCGGTAGGTAGAATATCAATATCAGTTTTCATGCTAATCCTACCCTTACGATAGAAATTAAGTCCACCAGGAGTTGTCCGTAAGGGTCTTAGGAATCCCGCATCAGGAAGCATTAAAGCTGGATCGACAGTTTTTTGAGCCGCACGGATTGTAACCTGTGCTACCTTCTGACACATCTTATTATCAGGTAATGCAGTTGAACCCGGCCCACGACCATATGTCTCAAAAGATTCTTTATAAAATCTTGCTGCCATAAAAGGAAGCTCATCATACCCACCTTCATGCATAACGTGTTTTTCTTTCTTTTCGATATAGATAGATGCATAAGGTTTTTCAATAGAACTACCGGATAACATATTATAAGTTTCACGTGGTAATATAATATGGAAACATTCAATTTTTTTATCAAGCTTATTATCATCAACGAACTTCTTAACCGTAGGTGATAGATTATCTTTCCCAAATTTCTTTACAAGTTGTTCAATTGTCCGATCATATTTTCTATATAAGGTATCAATAAAGCCGTACTGATTTTCTACGAAATAACACTCATATAGTGGGAGGGATAAAAAGGATAAAGAATCTTGTTCAAGTATCTCCTCTACAAACATACAAAGATTTCCAAACGCCCCATAAGATAAGTATGATTCATGAGCGGCAGTAGAAAATCCAGCAGATGCCTTATTGATTTCGTGATACATTATTTTAGATACATCATCAAGATACAGGGCTACTTCACGAATATCGTTAAATCGAAGGTCAACAGGCAGGAATTGCGCCCACTGATTTGCAGAAGAAGTAAGAAGAGAAAACAGGCCAGAGGAAAGAAGTTGATTAGCGTGAATGGCTACAGAATCATATACTTTTTGCATACGCTTCTCACCAGAAGTAGGAGTGTAAATAAAGTTAGCATGTTCAGGATAAGTTCTTTCGGCTATCTCTTGCCACATACTATCAAAATTAGCACGATCAGTATAAAGACTTTCTATTCTACGACAATGCCATTCTACTTCATTACGTGTTAGTTTAGGCATAATGTCTCCTAAAACCAATTTCCTTGGGAATCTTGCAAAACAGCTTTTCCACAGCGGGGGCATACACCAGTAAAACTACACCCATCAAACCCTTGTAAATGTGGACTTATATGCCACCTCAAATACTTACAAAATGCCTTGGGTAAATAGCGGTTAAATACTGCGCAAAGTATAAACATAACCATCATTGATATTAATATTACAAAAAACATATTTCCTCCTAAGCAAGAGAACCGTCTTCTTTCAGTGGTGCATGAAGCATTTGCTCAATGTCAATATTAATAAGTCTATGCTTTTGCATGAATTTATCAATATCAAGTCCTTTTTTAGACTCCGCAAGTTCACGAGCTTCTTTGATAATTTTAGGAGTCAGACTGCCACTGGTGGCAATCTGCTTTTTCAGGCTTGCAATTTCTTTTGTCTTACTTCCTAACTTACCTTTTAACTTAGTCATTACAGTCTCAGGTGTTTCTTCTTCTGAGGTCTCAGATACCCCTGCAAAATTAAAATCTGCTTCTATATTTTTAGCGCTCATTATACACCCCCAATTATAAGTTTATAAACCTACAACTACTGTACCACACTTTTAATCGTTTGTCAAGAACTATTTTTTCGCTTGATAACCACATAATTAATCCTCCAATCAATAAAATTTATTATTATCGTATCTCCAGAATTCAGTGTAACTGGCTCTTTAAATAATATACTTTGTGTAAAAGGATTGTCTTCATTTGTTTTAATGTCAATTTCAATTTCTTCTATCATGCTAACCCCCTAAGTTAAATACTCATCAAATTCATTCCACTGTTTATTCTGCTCTTCCATTAACTCTAATTCTTTATATTGTTGTATAGCATGAAGTTGTGGTATTACTGAAGCATCTCTACGCATACCCACACCCCATGCAAGCTGTCTGAAAGCGTCTGCAAAATGTTTAGACCAATCTTTAACTGGAGACTCACCAAAAGTTTCCTTCTTTTCATCCCATTCACGTCTATAAGATTTAAGAGCCTCTATACCATCCTCGCACTTTTCTTCATCGAACCAGCATAAAGGTACTAATTGACGCATAGCATTATGTCCTTCAGATAACGCATTCTTATCAGCTACACCCATTCTCGGTATGGTAGTTATATTTTTTAAACCTAAATCCTCAAACGTCTCACGTCTTGTTCTACCCGTACTATATTCATGTACTTCCACATCATGGGGGAAGAAATGTTCTTCATAGGTGTATGGTTTTTCCTGTAATATATTAACGTAATGACCGGCAGGTTTACGATTGTTAGAATAAGCATCTATTAACCAAATCTCTTTACCAGAAAATTGTATGAACCATATAGTATTAGTATCATCAAAGCCTAAGTCCCATGCCGTAGTTACTGGGAGATTAGGTTCCCAGGGTACTCTACATATCCGCTTATCATCAGCAACTTTAGTCATCAAATCACCGAGTATGGAACCTACAAGACCAGCATCAAACGAACAGTAATATTCTTGCTGTATCAATTCTTCAGGCATACCCGACTGTCGCTCTATCTCTATATCTTCTTCAGTGATAACTGGAGAATCATCATGTCGTTTAGTATCTTTTATTGTAAGGAGTTCAGAAAACCAAGAATCATATTTCTTAGCAAATTGAAACATTTTCCATAGAGCGTTCTTACCTCTTGGGGTTCCATTGAATAACGCCCACCCTTTATTTTCTACAAGAATTGGTCTAAGATAATTCCATGCCGCAGGTTTGTGAAGAGAGAACTCTGAAAAGATAACACCGATAGGATTAGAACCGACGATAGCATCAATATTATCAGAACCCATCATACGGATAAAAGAACCGTTAACAAGTTCAAGAACCATTTGTTGATTTTCTTTTCGTTTAATGAGGTCATCAGGAAAGTGGTCTATAAATCTAAAACCAGACGAGTCAGTACCCTCCCATATAATGATACGTGCTTGCTTATAATAAGGTAATATATAGAAATAAGTACCTACACGCTTGAACGCTTCACGAGCAAGTATATTAATAAAAGTCTTATCCTTGCCTGCCCGCCGATGCCATATAAC